ATGGCGTTTAATTCATTCGAAAAATTGCTTCAATCAAACTATTATAACGATATTTTCAAAGCAGTAGATAATTATATTTACCACCACCGTTCCTATATATCGGTCAAGTCACATACTGTTGAAGACCCAAACTTTAAGAAGTTGGATGATTTTGCGATAAAGAAAGTCTTGTCTCGTAAAGTTAGAGACGGAATAATTGTTTCTGAACTTCAGGTCATTGCTTCTCTTGAAATTAAGGGGCAGACGAAGTATGGCTATGAAATAGATAGTGCCAATCTGTGGTTAAGAATGACGGTTGAGTATGAGTTGAATGAAGGAATACATAATTTTACAGTTCTTCAGGTTAATCCCTTTGATCCAAAAGATTATGATAATAGTGAATTAGGTCTTAGTCCAGAATTTGTTCCATACATTAAAGCTAAGGATATGGATGAGATTGCGGAAGGAATTTTGAAGCAATATTACCCTCAAGCACTAGAAGCTCCCATGGCTTTGCCGATTGATGGCTATCTTGCCAATATCGGATTGACTAAGATGGAGGGTAAGTTAACAGAGGATAGTTCCATTTTTGGAGAGATGGTCTTCAAAGATACAGAAGTTCTATTTTATGATGAGGATACTCCAGAATCAAGACTCGTGAAGAAAAAGACTATTTTAGTAGATCCCGAAGTTATCTGCTTGCGTAATCAAGGGAGTTATAATAATACAATAGTCCATGAATCAGTTCACTGGTTGCTCCATCGTCATCATAATGAGTATAAAATGCTATTTGATCAGAATCATAAACGAAGTAGTAGTCTAAGAGATAACACTATCTCTAGTTCATCAGAGTGGAGAGACTATGACTGGATGGAGTGGCAGGCAAATGGAATTGCTGCTAGAATTCTGATGCCTAAGTCCATGACAAGGCAAAAGGTCAATCAACTCTTTACAGACTACTCCTTAAAATATGCTAGTGATGAGAAATTAACCATGTTTGAAAGAATCATAGATGACCTCGCAGAATTCTTTCAGGTCTCTCGCCTAGCGGCTAAAATTCGGTTACAACAATTGGGCTATCATGAATTTGAAGGCATTTATAATTTCGTTGGAGATGAATATCTACGAAGCTATGGTTGTGAACTTAAAGCTATGACTGAAAACAAAAGCTTCACTATTGCCTTTCCCAACGCTTGTCTGTTGAGTTGGAAGAATGAACAGTTTAGGAAGTTGATGGATTCAGGTCGATATGTTTATGTGGATAACCATTTTTGCTTGAATGATCCTCAATATGTGAACATGGTGGAGTACGGTATTTACGAAATGACAGACTATGCATACAAACATATGGATGAGTGTTGCCTATTGTTTGATATTTTCTATAAGACAGATAAAAATAAGTCTATATCGATCACTATCTTTAATGAGTATGTGATGTATCGTGGAAAATCGACGGTTGAAATAGAGGTGGATTTCTCTGAGTTCACCAATATTGTTAATGGTTCAATAATTCTAGATAGTGGACGAATATTTGAAGAGGTAGTCAGAATCAATGATGAGATGCCGAGTGGCTTTTGTGCCATGCTTATCTACCATCGTACACGCAAAAACATCACTCAAGAAGATCTTGCTGAGGCATCAGGTGTTAGTTTATCTACTATTCAGCGTTTTGAAACTCAAAGAGATGCGAGTAGGAAACTGGAAAAGATGATGGGGATTACTCTTGGAATGAAGCTATATCCTGACTTTAGCTTTAAGTTGATTGAAAAGAGTGGTACAACATTTAGAGATGAGATGCCGACTCATTGTGCTTATAAGATGTTGCTGAGATATTACTATCATTTGGGAGCTTATGAATGCAACCAGAAGTTGATAGAGATGAAGATTCCTGAATTTTGGGAAAAATAATTTTAACGACACCCTTCAAATTTTGAGGGGTGTTTTTTTGTTTGTTATGCGTGTATTTGAGAGTGGAGGTCATCAAGTTAAGTATGTGAAAGGAAGTTTCAAAAACACTGATTTTAACGATTTTATTGAATGAGGGAAGCTGTTCTACCCCTCATTTTTTGCTGTGTACCATTTCGTTCAATGGTACTATACTAGACTTATCAAGAACACCTTCTGTCAATACGGAGTCATGACGATGACCATAATTTCAGATGTAGAGATGGTGGGAAACTATTTCAGCTTGTGAAATTGGCTGACCGATAACATAGAGGAAAGTAACTATGCGGTCAAGAATATTTTTTGCATGCCTTGATTTGTCATGTGTGCTTTCGGTATTAACTGGAAAGCCAATCAATCATGACAATCAATGTCAACTTTTTCAACTACTGCCAAGCTCAATCTTCATCAACTGGAGTACATCCAACTGAAAGTGAAGTACTAGCACCTATGTTTGTACAGGATTACTACATGACTTCACATCATTCAGGTTTGCTACGTGGCACGTTTCGTCAATGTCGTATCATGGGTATTTCAATACTAACTGCCTTTGTTCCAGTCGCAGAAGAGGACTATGAACAGATGGTCTGGTGGTATAACAACTCAGTTAATGATTATCTCAAAGATTTTCGTAAGCCGAGTAAAAATGCCCCTAAAGTTTCATCCTGGGAAGCATTCACAGAGAAACAAGATTTACCAGTTATTGATGATGGGATTGAGCTTTATCTATTCATGGATCAATTTGAGTTTTTGAAATCAAAACTTGCAGAATCAAACTTTCAAGCACCAGAAATTTTGGAAATGCTATTTGATGGTTATGAGAATAAGGAAATCTTTGAAAAACTAGGAGTTCAGAAATCTGCAGGCTATAAAAAAGTCAATAATACTAAGAAAGAAGGGTTTGAGCTTTACAAAGAATTAAATAAATAACAGAATCGCCATCTCAATTGTGAGGTGGCGATTTTTTGCTAATCTTTCTGATAGAATATGCATTCGTATCCATCGGCACGAAGGTTAATATCAGACATCCAGTCTGGTGCAATCCCCATTAATAATGCAATCTCATCAAGTTTTTGTTCCATTGGGCATTCGATTATTACTTCATCATGTACATGTCCTACAATTTTAAACTCTTTCAGTTGTTTCAAAGAGTATGCAAGAATGTCACGGCTGATAGCTTGTACAATGTTCTCCACAAATTTTGGACCATAACTTTCTAACCTCTCCCAACGTTTAGCAGTTCCAGTTCCCTCATAAGTGACGGACTCTCCACCGAACTGGTTCTCTCCAATTCTTGGTTTAATATATGCTAATTTACGACCAGATGGGAGTGTAATGAATAGAATGCCACTTCTTACTTCAAATTGAATACCGTGAGTAGATGTTGGAATTTGTTCCTTTACAGCAGTCTTTACAGCATTATCGACATCCCACCATAAGAGAACGATATTGGGATTTGCTTGTCGCCAAGAGTTCACTAGTGGTTGGAGTTCTTCCTCCGATAGTCCCATATCAATTGCTCCCATGGCTTTGAGTGCACCGACTGAACCACCATATCCGCAAGCAAGTTCCGCAATTTTCCCTTTTTGTCTCAATTCAGAATTTTGTCCGTGTTTTTCAACTGGTACTCCAAACATCTGAGAAGCGGACATACAGTAGATGTCTTTTCCCAGTTCAAATACCTTACTACGCCATCTCTCCCCTGCCAAGTGGGACAGGATTCGAGCTTCGATAGCTGAAAAGTCGCAAACAATGAATTTCTTTCCTTTACTAGGGACAAAGGTCGTTCGGATAAGTTGAGATAAGGTATCTTGTGTGTCGTAGAGTAGCTCAGTAGCTTCTAAGTCACCTGTTCTGAAAAGTTCTCTAGCTTCCTCTAGGTCAGGAAGATGGTTCTGTGGTAAATTCTGAAGCTGTACCAAACGGCCAGCCCATCGACCTGTACGGTTAGCTCCGTAAAATTGAAACATCCCCCTTGCTCGACCGTCCTTACAAACACAGTTCATCATGGCTTGATATTTGGATACACTTGATTTGGCGGCTTGCTGACGAAGTTTAAGAACTTGAGCAGTCGTATGATCAACCATTTTGAGAAGTTCTTTCACCGCTTTTTTGTCGAGTGAATCTGTAGTTACTCCATGTTCACGTAGCCAGCCAATCATCTGTAGAACAGAGTTGGGATTTTCTAGACTTGTTAAAGCTTTCAGTTCCTCTTGGATTTGAGCTTTGCTCTCTGTATCAATTTTGATTGCTGCTTTAACAAAATCAACATCTATGCCAATACCTCGGTCGTTGATAATCTGATCCTGGAGGTACTCATCCCAAACAAAATCAGGTACTGGGAAGTTTTTCAGTCGTTCCTTGATGGCCAATTCGACCTCAACATCACGTCTGTTGTAATCGATAAAGGTAGCCCACTTGTCAGGCGCGTGATGTGGAAAGTTGCGAATTCGTCCCTCATTGACTTTGGTAGGCTTACAAGGTACGCAGAAGTAGCGAATGAGGTCAGCCCCCTCTCTCATCTTTTTGTCTTTGAGTTTGAGAACTGTTCCAACCCCTTCTAAGGAAAGTGGGAGTCCTAAATATGCGGACCAAATCATGCTACACCGCCATGAATTAGGCGAGAGAAATCCATCTGATAAGAATTCAGGATGATATTTCTTGAGCCAGTTGGATATGCAAATTCGCTCAAATGAAGCGTTGAATGCCCATTTTATGACACTATCATTCACCAAGGCCTCAAGGATATCTTGTGGAAATTTCTCTTTAGTTAAGTCATATACAGTAACTGGTCCATTATCGACAGATACCGCAAACAAAAGGATTTCAAAACTGTCATCTTCCGCATAGCGATAGACACCAGATTTTCGTAAGTCAATTTCACAATAAGTTTCGATGTCTATACTGATCTCTTTAATTGGCATAGTTTGTCCTTTCTGAAAAAGGTGACAGAAGTACTGCCACCTTGAGTTCTATTTGTTTTTTCGACTGAGTGGTGTTTGACTAAGTTTTTCTTTATTTTGCTTTGCCTTTCGTTCCATTTCATTTCGAATGTCATCTCTAATGGTCATATATCCGAAGTATAGTCCGATAAGCACCCAGAGGCTCATAATAGTACAAGTTAAAATAGTATACATCATTAATCTAATTCTCTCTTTCTAGTTCAAAAAGTCATCATCGTCTTCTGTCGCAAAATCATCTTCAGCACGAGTGCGACCACCGAGGGGCTCGCCATCACGCAATTTTTGCAAGTTATTCAAACCGCAAGCAATCCCTTTATTGCCATTGGAATTAAATGCGTAGAAGGTAATAGAAGCACGTCCGTAGATGCCTGAATACAATTCTGATGTATCAATGATTTCTTGACGATTTCCGTCAACCACCCCAGGTTTGTGTGGAGAGTTGGCATTCACAAAGTAAGCATTTTTGTATGCTTCATCATCCGGGCGTTCAAGGTCACCATCACGAAGTGGAGTTTTTAGAGTAGATAATGCAGGTACAGATTTACCGTTGCCCTTGAGTTTTGACTCACCTTCTTTGTATGCTTGCTCAATAGCGGCATTGATTTTGTTAATGGTGACAGTATCCTCTTTTGGGATGATGAGTGAGGCACTGTACTTGGGAATACTACCGTTAATTGACTTGGGCTCATTGGCATTTAAGTAGCTGAAGCGAGTGTTTGGTCCTGTAATTACTTTAGTTGTCATATAGTTATTCCTCTTTAAATTCATGTTTGGCTAGGTTCATCTCTTGACGGCTATCGTCAATTGGAACGAGTGTTGGTTTACCACTTGGCTTTATTATGAGACCACCAAGGAGGTCATTAAAGGTTTTCTTGCCGAGGAGTTTGGTCATGGCAGTGATAGTGAGCAGTTTCTTCTCGTAAGGGTCGAAGCCAGCTTCAATCACAGCTTGACTCACGGCAGCTTCGTCTGAAAATTTACGAACAGAGCGACCTTCAACCAGTTTGTATCCTGGGATGTGATGTCCTTCGGTCGCTTGATTTAAAGCATATGCTTTGATGTCATTTGCCCATGAAATCAACAAATCTAGTTTAGGCAAAATCTCTGCAATGTCCTCGTTATCTAGTGTTTCTGGCTTTGCAAACTCCATCTTAGCTAGTGCCAAATTATCCTCAGCACGTTTGCGACAGACATTCTTGAGTTTGCAGAATTGGCAGTGTTTACCAGACTCCATTTCTCCCTCACCTTTGAATGCAAGTTCAGCTTTTGGAGCGAGTTCATTTTCAGCCCATTCAAGCAACTCAGTCTTTTCTATCTCAAAGGTAGATATGTTATGTTTTCGTGGTTGAAAGATGGTCATGGTGACTTTATCGAAATCATAAAGCCCATCAAACATCTCAAGAGCACCTAGGGCATAACACATCATTTGTGGGTTATGGTCTGCATCAACTAGAACACCAAGTCCGTGCTTATAATCAATAACCTGAAGAAGTCCATCTGCCACAATAAGGCAATCTCCAGTTCCAAATCCTTCAGGTACCCACTTAGAAAAGTCCAGTCGTTGTTCGATAAGAACTGTAGGGTCACGAGAGTAGCCTCTGGCTTTCTCAACTTGCTCCATGACATAGTTGCGGTATTCTTCTGCGCAATTCTGCATGTCATCGTTGTAAAATGCCAAATCCTCAGTTGGATCACGCGCATTCCTACCTAAAGCTTTCTCGACTAGATAAGCACATAACTCGTGAGCATCCGTACCTTCAAGGGCAAACTCAGAGTTTACATCTGGCATATCTTCTGTTAACCGAATGGAAGGTGGGCAGTTCAACCAACGATGTGATGCAGAAGCAGATAGAATGGCGTGGTTAGTCATTACCAATCCCTCCAGCTTCTTCAAGGACTGCCGCAAAGTGTTTAGGGTCAAGAGCTGATAGAGAAGAAGCACCGTATGCATTTAGAAGAGCACGAACCTCATTCTTAAAGCCATCTTTTGCCTTTGTTGCAAGGACTGCACGGACATCCTCCAATTGAATTTCCTTTTGTAGTTCATTTTTTGGTGGATTTGATTTAGGTACTGTTTCATCATCAGTAGATAGGAGTTTTTTGAACTCATCCACCAATCGAAGGTAGTACTTTGCAGTTTCTTCCATATCATGAATTAGTCTATTCAGTTCTTTCATTTTGCTCATTGTTTTCTTCCTCCATAATTTTCCGAGCGAGTAGTTTTGAGATGACGCTGATAGCGATGAGAGTATCAGCTACGTTTTCATCAGGTTTGATGTATGGTTCGTTTACCATATTTGGTCCTCCTATCTTACTAAGTAAGGTTTTGATTAATTTTTCCACTTTGTAAGAGATTTTTTTTAGCCATATCCCTTACACATTACTAAGTAGAACCAAGTGATGTTTTTCCGTTAGATTTGAAAAAATTTTGAGTATCAAAAAAGTTTCCTGTGCAATTTAATAGGAAACTTCTATTTTTTTGAATAATTTTTTCTGAGAGAGCGGAAAGATTTGTCAGATTCTTACTTAGTAAGTTAAGAAGATATATTTCTAAAAATACTGCAAAAATATGGAGGGTGCATAATGCAATTTACCTTATCTCATTCAGGACAGACTGGGGTTCAGACAACCACTGTCTACCCCAATCAAGTAGCTATTACTGATGAAATATCGCTACAAACTGTTGTGCAATTCGACCATGTGGCGGGGCTGTTTTTAAACAATACACGCTCAAATGCCAATTTCATCAAGTCAGATGTACTGGTCATGGATATTGATAATGACCATTCTGAAAATCCAGAAGAGTGGATAGCTGTAGAGAGACTAAAAGAAATCTTTGCGGATTATAACTTTGCCTTGGTAACTAGTCGAAGTCATATGCAGGCTAAGGCAGGAAAAGCTCCAAGACCAAAATTTCATATTTATTTCCAAATCAATGAGGTAACTGATAAAGATATTTATGTAGCCATGAAGGAAGAACTCTGTAATCAATACAAGTTTTTTGATGATCATGCCAAGGATGCGGCAAGGTTTTTCTTTGGAAATCCCAATGCACAGGTTATATGGCATGATTCATGGCTAACTATTGATGAAGATTTGTTTCAAGCTGTGTCTATTGATGATGAGGAAGATTTCGATGCAGACTTCTATACTCCTACAAGTGGACCAATCCAGCAAGGGAGTCGTAATTCAACGATGTCTGTATTTGCAGCTAAGATCCTAAAACGCTTGGGAGTAACGAAAGAAGCAAGAGATGGCTTTGATGAACAAGCTCAAAAATGTGTTCCTCCTCTAGATAAGGCGGAGTTAGACACCATCTGGGGTAGTGCCGTTCGATTCTACAACAGAACTATAAAAACATCTAAAAGTTATGTGGCTCCTGATGCTTTTAATCGAGAAACTTTAAAACCAGATGATTACTCGGATGTTGGGGAAGCAGGAGTTCTTGCAAGAGAGTATGCGAACAGGCTCGCTTATACCAATGCAACAGACTATCTTTACTATGATGGGACTCACTGGCGTGAGAACAAGCAGTTGGCATTAGGTGCAGTTGTACACTTTACTGATGAACAACTTGCTGAAGCGAATGCACTCTTGGAATCTGCAGAGAAGCAACTTCAGTCTTCAGGTATTGATGAATTGACCATTAAGGCTGGTGGAAAGCGTCTAGAAAATGCAGTCGAAACTCCACTTCAATTGAAATATTTAAAAGCCTATCTAGCAGCAAAAGAGTTCCATAAATTTGTTATGAAACATCGTGACTATAAGAATTTGATGGCTGTCTATAATACAGCTAAACCAATGCTTTCAGTAGAATTGGCAGAACTAGATAGTGATGACTTATTACTCAATACCCCAGAGGCTACCTATGATTTACGAAAAGGAATAAATGGGCAACAGGAACACAATCCTGAAGATTACATAACAAAAATAACCGCAGTCTCCCCTAGTGATCAGGGAATGGGATTATGGCAGGAAACGTTAGCTACCTTTTTCTGTAATGACCAAGAATTGATTGATTATGTTCAAGAAATCATTGGAATGGCAGCCATCGGTAAGGTCTATCAGGAACACATGATTATTGCCTATGGAGGCGGAGCGAACGGCAAGTCTACTTTTTGGAATACCATCGCTCGTGTGCTAGGGAGCTATTCGGGTAAATTATCTGCGGATGCTTTAACTATGTCTAACAAGCGAAATGTCAGTCCTGAGCTTGCTGAGCTTAAAGGAAAACGTCTGGTCATTGCTTCTGAGATGGCTGAGGGTATGCGACTCAATACAGCCGTTGTTAAGCAGATTACCTCAACTGATGAAATCCAAGCTGAGAAAAAGTATAAGGACCCATTTCACTTTGTGCCATCACACACGCTAGTTCTTTACACTAACCATCTGCCTAAAGTAGGAGCGAACGATGATGGAACTTGGCGACGTTTGGTTGTTATTCCCTTTAATGCCAAAATCACTGGTCGCTCTGACATCAAAAACTTTGCGGACCATTTGTATGACAATGCGGCACCAGCAATTTTGTCTTGGATTATCGAAGGTGCAGAAAAAGCTATCAAAGCGAACTTCAAAACAAAAGTACCAACTGCTGTATCATCTTCCGTCAAAGCCTATCGTGAGGCCAATGATTGGTTAGGACACTTCCTTAGTGACTGCTGTCAAGTTGGTGATCAGTTGACAGAAAAATCAGGAGAACTCTACAGTCAGTACCGTGCTTATTGCGCCAAAAACATGGAGTATACACGCAGTACGACCGATTTTTATTCTGCTCTTGATCAGGCAGGTTTTAAACGAAAACGGACAAGTAAAGGTAACCTCATTCTTGGTTTGAAATTGGTCGATGATGGCTATGATTTCTTAGATTAATGACCAACATTTTTATCCACCTTACCTCCACAAGAGAGGTGATGGACTATTTTAGGTGTGTAGGTCGTTGACTAAATTGTTGGAACTTATTTTTAATGAGGTTTCGGAAAAATGATTGAAACGACCAACATGAGTGACATTTTTTGATTTTGTGTAGGTCTATTATGGTCTTTTCTAAAACTATCCTATAAGCAAAAATTACTATAAAAAAAGCCTATAAGGGGAGTTTTGGAAATGACTGCACTAGACCTACACACTTCAATTTGACGAAAGGATTTAGAACGATGAGAGAAAAGTACGTTGAGCAAGCTTTGGTGAAGTCTGTGAAAGCTCGAGGAGGGATTTGTCCTAAGTGGGTATCTCCATCTTTTTCTGGTGTGCCAGACAGGTTGGTGTTTTTACCCAATGGCAAGTTTGGCTTGGCGGAAGTGAAGGCTCCTGACCAAAAGCCAAGGAAGTTACAAGGGTCAAGACATAAACTATTCGAGCGATTAGGTTTCAAGGTTTATGTGATTGACCGAATTGAGATGATTGGAGAGGTGCTAGATGAAATTGACATTACATAACTATCAAGTAGTCGCCAAGGACTTCATCATAGGTCATCCTTATGCAGCAGTCATCCTAGACATGGGGATGGGAAAGACGGCTACAACCTTGTCTGCAGTGAATGAATTGATGTTTGACCGATTTGAAGTCACAAAGGTTTTGGTTATTGCCCCCCTTCGAGTCGCAAATACAGTATGGAGTGATGAGATTGAGCAATGGTCTGAGTTGCGTCACTTACGGTATTCGAAAATAGTTGGTACTCCCAAGCAACGAATGGTAGCTCTTCAGAAAGATGCGGATGTCTATATCGTCAATCGTGAAAATCTCCCTTGGTTGGTGGAACAATGTAGTCCCTATTTCAAGTGGGACATGGTGGTGATTGATGAGCTATCATCCTTCAAGTCTTGGCAGTCCAAACGTTTCAAAGCCTTTATGGCAATGCGTCCTTACATGAAACGTATTGTTGGGTTGACTGGAACACCAAGCTCAAATGGGCTAATGGATTTGTTTGCAGAGTTTAAAGTCATTGACGGAGGAGAACGCCTTGGTCGGTTCATCGGTGAGTTTCGTAGTCGTTACTTTGAAGAAGGTCGTCGCAATGGCAATATTGTCTATGAATACATCCCCATGGACTATGCGGAGTGTCAAATTCAAGACAAGATTAGTGATATTACCATTTCCATGAAAGCTCTAGATTATCTGGATATGCCTGAATTGATTTCAACCAAGAAACTGGTACGTATGTCAGAAAAGGAAAAAGAAAAATATAGTCAGTTCAAGAAAGAGTATGTTTTATCAGAGTTGGATGGATTAGAAGTAACTGCTGCCAATGCTGCAAGCCTAACGAACAAATTAGTTCAGTTGTCCAATGGAGCTGTATATTCTGATGATCATACGGTTGTGGCATTACATGAACAGAAACTAGATGCCCTTGAAGATATCCTTGAATCCGCAAATGGAGAGCCTGTCTTAGTGGCTTATTGGTTCAAACATGACTTAGCTCGGATTATTGGTCGTTTAGAAAAACTCAAGGTAAAGAGTCGGGTGTTGAAAACAGAAGAAGATATTCGTGAATGGAACAAGGGAAATGTCCCAGTTGGCTTACTTCATCCAGCTGGAGCTGGTCATGGGTTGAACCTTCAAAAAGGCGGTCACCACTTGGTCTGGTTTGGATTAACGTGGTCATTGGAATTATACCAACAAACAAATGCACGACTTTGGCGTCAGGGCCAGGAGGCTGAGACAGTTGTTATCCAACACATTGTGACTGAAGGAACGATTGATGAGGAAATCCTCAAAGCACTAGAAAACAAAGATGCACAACAAGAACGGCTGATTGAAGCTGTAAAAGCACAAGTAGGAGGGACAGATGGATAAGGTGGAATATATCGCTAAGAACTATCGTGACATGAAAATGAAGTTACAGTTAGTTCAAGAGAAATTGCTCAACTATCGACCTATCTCAGAGAATAGTGTGATTCAGTCACTGGTATTTGAGAAGTCAGAGCATGAAAAGGTCAAGAAAAGTAAAAACCACGGTCGTAGTGAGCTGATTTCCCTTAGTTTTAGAGAAAAACAAGAACAAGAAAATCAAGAGTACCTCAGTAGTTTGCTTAATACCTATTACTGCTTAAGAATGGATCTTTACTACTTTGAGTTCGTTATGGATCTAATACCTGAGGATTTGAAGCCATTAGCCAAGGATTTAATTTACTTAGGCAAGAGTTGGACTGAACTAGAAGAGATTTATGAAATCAGTCATTCAACACTTGCTTATCGTAGGCGTAAGATTCTAAAACAATTACGCAAGTGTTATCGTTGGACTTCAAAAAGTCTTGAACTTAAGGTGGAAGATTATCACATCCCTATCTAGTGATGGCCGATTGCACTAAATTGGTACTAAATTAGCACTAAATTGGTACTGTTTTAGTACTGATTTTCAACCTAGACCTGTGATATACTTAAGATGTCAAAAAAGATAAAAATCCCCCTTAAATGACTGGATATTCTTAGGCTGATAGGGTAATATACACCTAGAAAAACCAAAGGAGAAAAACCGTGTGGACAGAAGGACGGATTGATTATCAAGGACAAAAAGTGGATTACATTGCTAAGGTTAGTCCCCAATCTTCAGAAGTTGGAATTGACCTTGGATGTATTTTCAAGTTAGATATTGAAGTAGCTGAAGAAACAATCGTTTCTTACGACAGAGGATGGGAAATCTATCCAGATACAGAAGAACGTGAAGCCATTCTTGAGGCGGTTTTGTTTGATTTAACTGTTTAAAATATCTTTAAATTAATGCAGAAATGACTGGATATATCTCCTTTTTAGAGTTAATATGTACACAACAAAAGAAGAGGAGAACAATACCATGACAAAACGCCAAAGAGAAAAACTCAATGCCCTTTTAACAGAGATTGCTAAAGAAGAACTACTAGTTGAAACTTTGGAAAAACGATGGAGCGACAACCTCGATTTCTACGATGTTTCGGTTTGGGGAATCAAAAGAGCATTGGAGAGAGCCTACGAAGCAGGCCGACAATCAGTAAAATAAACCAAAGCCTAGCCTCATGAAGGTTGGGCTTTTTGCGTGGAGGAATTATGATTATTTCTAGTGAACAAGTGTCGGTTGGACACCCAGATAAAATCTGTGACCAGATTTCAGATGCTATTGTGACGGAGTGTCTCAAGTTTGACAAATCTAGTCGAGTGGCAGTTGAGACCTTAATCAAGGATAACCAAGTTGTGGTAGCTGGTGAAATTTCAACTAGACATTACTTTAATCTCGAGAATATTGTACGTCAGGTTGTCGAGCCACTTGGTATGAAGAATGTTCGGGTAACTAACCTACTTGGACTCCAAAGTTCTGATATTGCCCAAGGTGTTGATAATGGTGGTGCTGGTGACCAAGGAATGATGTTTGGTTATGCGACAGATGAAACACCTGAGTACCTGCCACTTCCTTATGTCTTAGCAACTCGAGTCCTTGAGAAACTGATGTCACTTGGTCACCCTTTACTTGGAATGGACGCTAAAGCTCAGGTATCCTACGACTATGAGAAGAATCGAATTGATACATTTTTAGTTTCCATCCAACATACCGAAACGGCTGACCTTGCCAAAGTGAAACGAATTGTGACTGAAGCCATGATGGCAGTAGCACTTCGTTACCGTCAGAATCTAGATTTCAATGTTCTAGTCAATCCAACTGGACGTTTTGTTCTTGGTGGCTCATTTGCGGATGCAGGAGTGACTGGACGTAAAATCGTAGCGGATACCTACGGTGGTTTCGCACATCATGGTGGAGGTGCTTTCTCTGGAAAAGACCCAAGCAAGGTTGACCGCTCCGCAGCATACATGGCACGAAAGATTGCTAAGGATATTGTTCGAGAAGGGTATGCGAAACGATGTGAAGTACAATTAGCCTACGCCATTGGAGTTGCAGACCCAGTGTCGGTGTATGTAGAAACCTTTGGAACCAGTCGCTACACCACACAACAACTGGAAGGAATGATTCGTGATCGGTATGATTTAACACCACGAGGTATCATTAAAGAACTTCATCTCTTGAATGTAGACTATACCAAAACATCTTGCTTCGGACATTTCACGAAAGCCTATCTTCCTTGGGAGAAGTAAAATGCCACGAAGACCAAGCACACCTTGTAAACAAAATGGTTGTCCTAACTTAGTACCATATGGACAGAAGTATTGTGCGAACCATAAAGCAAACCACCAATTGGATGCCAAGTCAACCAAAGCCAAAGGCTACAATGCCCAGTGGAACAAAGCACGACTTCGTTACTTAAAAGTTCATCCACTCTGTGTTCAATGCAAAGTTAAAGGTCAACTGACCAAGGCTACTGTTGTTGACCATATCACACCCCACCGAGGTGACCAAGAACGCTTTTGGAATCAATCTAACTGGCAAGCACTTTGTAAGTCTTGTCATGATAGAAAGACTAAGACGACTGACCGATATGTGGAGTATACGTATCGATTTTAGTCTTGGAGTTTCGTTACAAAAGTATCTCATTTTTCACCCATTGGGGGAGGGGGGATGAAATCTCTAAACCCTTGGGAGACTAAGACCGACGCCCCCTCAAACGTGCAATTTCGCAAAATTCGCAAGCGGGTACATTAAAATTGCTCAATTTTGACGTTCCTTCCCACCGTTATCACGTTTCTAATGTGGGGATGTAGCGTTCCCTAGTATGTCATTTTGGTAATAAAATAGTGAAAAAGGCTAGAAACAATGGTGAAAATAGTTGTTTTTAGTCCTTTTTAGCTGGAAAGGAAAACAAATGGACGAAAGCCAACGTAAACAAATCTGGAAAATGCGAGCTGAAGGTCTTGGCTATGGTTTCATCGGTAAGGTTACAGGTTTATCTAGAGATTCCGTTAAGAAATACTGTAAACGAAATCCAGAATTGCTTGGACATGGTGCTGCGACAAAGCAGATGGCAAAAGCCGACCAGAATGATGGACTTCGTTGCCCTCAGTGTTATCAAGTACTTAAAACTCACAAAATAGGTAGACCAAAGAAGTTCTGTTCGGATAAATGTCGTAAGGTTTGGTGGACAACTCATTCTGACGAACACGATAAATCAAAAACTGCATATGAAGATTTGACTTGCCAACATTGTGGCAGGTCATTTTTATCTTATGCTAATCCAAATAGAAAATATTGTAGCCATTCGTGTTACATCCAATCACGCTTTTATAAAGGAGAAATCAATGACAAGTCAACCAACAATGGAAATTAGAGAGATTCGATTGTCTGAACTACACCCAGCCTCTTACAATCCTCGCAAAAAACTCAAAAAGGGTGACAAGGAGTATGAAAAGATTAAGCAAAGCCTGCTCAAGTTTGGTTACGTTGACCCCATCATCGTCAATAAAGATTTGACGGTTATTGGTGGCCATCAACGATTGACTGTATTGAAGGACTTAGACTATGAAACTGCCAAATGTGTCATTGTCGATTTATCCAAGGAAGATGAACAGGCCTTAAACATTGCTCTTAATAAAATCACTGGTCAGTGGGATGACCAGCTTTTGGCGGATTTGCTTTTGGATTTACAGGAGTCGGATTTCAATCTCGACTTGACTGGTTTTGAACCACCAGAAATTGACGATATCTTATCAAATGTTCATGATAAAGACCTATCGGATGATGACTTTGATGTAGAAGAGGAATTAAAGAAACCCACCTTTTCAAAACGAGGGGACATTTGGCAACTTGGTAAGCACCGAGTGATTTGTGGTGACTCAACTAAGGCAGAAACCTACGACCAACTTTTAGGTGATAAGAAAGTCAATCTTGTTGTGACAGACCCGCCGTATAATTGCGATGTTGAAAAGACGGCAGGTAAAATTCAAAATGACAATATGGGTGATTCTGAATTTTATCAGTTTCTTTTAGCTATGTTTACTCAAGTTGAGAACCACATGGAAGCCGACGCCTCAATCTACGTATTTCATGCGGATACGGAAGGATTGAACTTCCGTAAGGCATTTAAGGATGCTGGTTTTTATCTCAGTGGATGTTGCATTTGGAAGAAGAACTCATTAGTGCTTGGACGTAGTCCTTATCAATGGCGACATGAGCCAGTCTTATACGGGTGGCGTCAAAAAGGCAAACACCAATGGTTCAGTGACCGTAAGCAGACGACCATTTGGGAGTATGACCGACCAAAGTCTAGTAAAGACCATCCAACCATGAAGCCGATTCCGCTCATGGCCTACCCTATTCAAAATTCATCCATGCGTGGTACGATTGTTCTTGATCCATTCCTTGGTTCTGGTTCAACCCTAATGGCCGCAGACCAAACAGGTCGGGTTTGTTACGGCATTGAGTTGGATGAAAAGTTTGTGGATGTCATTGTCAAACGTTATATAGAGTCAACAGGAAATCATAACGTGACGGTGTTGCGCAATGGACAGACTTTGACCTTTGATGAAGCCTATTCAATGATGGAGGTTACGGTATGAGCCTAACCTTTCTTGATTTCTTTGCAGGAGTGGGTGGTTTTCGTCGTGGTTTGGAATTAGCTGGTTTCAAATGTATTGGTTACTGTGAAAAGGATAAGTTTGCACGAAAATCTTATGAAGCAATGTATGACACGAAAGGAGAATGGTTTCATGACGACATCACAAGCATTGACCCAACACAACTTCCAAAAGCAGATTTATGGACTGCGGGAAGCCCTTGTCAAAATGTGTCTATCGCAGGGAAGCGAGCAGGACTATACGGTGAACGAAGTGGACTCTTTTTTACATTTGTTGACCTCCTCCAAAGCCAAGAGGAAGAAGATAAACCCGAGTGGATACTCCTTGAAAATGTTAAGGGACTTTTATCAAGTGGCGGGGGACGAGATTATCTCGACTATCTCTCTATCTTGGATGAAGCAGGGTACGACCTTGAGTGGCAAGTGTTCAATTCAAAAGACTATGAAGTTCCCCAAAATAGAGAACGCATCTACACTCTCGGACATCTTAGAAACAGAGGTCGACGAAAAGTATTACCTATCAGCGGAGAAAGCGGTAGCCATCTTAAGCAACTTGTAGGTGGTATGCAAAGCTACCGTGTCTACGACCCGAGTGGAATTGCCACAACTCTTGTTGGTGAGGGTGGAGGACTGGGTGCTAAGACAGGTCTTTATCTAATTGACCAATCTTTGACAGAACCAAAGTTGACAGATGAGGTACGCTGTATCACTGCACGATATACTGCTGGAGCTACAAAACGGACTGCAATGAACTCTGGAGTACTCGAAATTCAACCCATTCTGACACCCAATCGAATCAACAAGCGTCAAAATGGACGTAGGCTCAAGGAACAGGATGAGCCAATGTTCACATTGACCTCTCAAGACCGCCATGGTGTTCTTGAAGGCATCAAGGTCAGAAATGGCACGAAGCAAGGTTATCAAGTTGCAGAGATTGGAGATTCGGTGGATTTATCTTATCCCAACTCACCAACGAGACGAGCAAGAGTTGGGAAGGGAATTGCCCATAACCTCTCCTGTGGTGGTCAAATGGGTGCTGTGGTTTGGAATAATCGAGTTGTAAAAATCAGACGTTTAACCCCTCGAGAATGTTTTCGTCTACAAGGATTTTCAGATGATTTATTCGAGAAAGCTCAAGCAGTAAACTCAGATGCCCAACTGTATAAACAAGCTGGGAATGGTGTGACGGTAACAGTTGTCTATACCATTGGTTGTGCCATTCTAGCGAGCGAAGAATTATCGAAAATATCTTCATAATAATCAAGAAATGACTGGATATATGACTCCTTTAGAGGTAATATGTACACAACAAAGGAAGAGGAGAACAAATCCATGACAACAACACTTGAAAAACTTTACGACATCTACCCAGCAACCGCAAGCATCATTCCTTACAAAGATTGGATCATCGTTGCATCGAATGGATATAAAGGAACAGAAGTTGAGATTTACGAAACGGCTGATAGTCTTGAAGAGTTTGAAAACTTCGAACGCAGATTTGACCGCATTTACCAAGAAGCAGGAACATTCGAAGACTTTGGACATGCAGTTAAGTGGGCATTTGAAAAGATTGGAGAATAACATGGACGCAAAAATTTTCAATAACCTAAAGGCAATCTACCCTGTTGGGACTAAGGTTAGATTAGTTAGAATGGATGACCCACATCCAGTTCCTAAAGGCACACTTGGAACTGTGATTGGAGTGGATGACATTGGTTCACTCTTAGTTAAGTGGGAAAACGGCAGTTGCCTAAATGTTTTGTATGGAATTGATATCGTAGAAAAGGTAATGTGAGATGTGGGAAATTATGACTCGAACGGTTGGAGACAGACATTACGTTTGTGAGTTTCTCCGAGAAGACACAACAGACCCAAGGAATATAGACGGTGCATGGATTAGAATACTGACAATAAAACGTGATGGTGAATATATCTACCAATATAGATATGGGAATGAAATAGATAACATGGACGACATTGATAGAACAGTTTGTCAGGCTGTTCTTGATAACTTTAATGAACTTTAAGAAGGAACTCGAATTGAGTTCTTTTTTCTTATTCTAAAGGAGGTGAGATTGTGGCAATCAGGGGGCGAAAACCAAAGCCTACGAATATGAAAATACTTGAGGGAAATCCTGGTAAGCGACCACTCCCTACGAATGAAGTCAAACCCAAACAAAAAGCCCCACGTTGCCCACAGTGGCTTGAAGATGATGCAAAGAAGGAGTGGAAACGGATGGGAAAAATTCTCGAACAGATGGGAATTTTAACCGAAATGGACATGACTGCATTTGCAGGTTACTGTCAAGCATACGCTCGCTGGAAAGAGGCAGAAGAGTTCCTTTCCAAGCATGGCTCCATTATCAAAACTCCGAATGGCTATCTCCAACAAGTCCCTCAAGTCTCTATCAGCCAGACTAACCTCAAAATCATGCTTAAATTCTGTGAACAATTTGGTTTGACACCATCAGCTCGTAACCGTCTGGCAACGATGGATTCAGAAGTTGGTACTGGTGATGAAATGGAAGATTTGTTAGGAGGAATTTTATGAGCTATCATTATGAACCAAGTCCATTCATGCTTCCAACCTCACACTATGATAAGGCAAAGGCTGATAGGGCAGTAACATTTATCAATAACCTCTCCCACACCAAAGGCAAGTGGGCTGGAAAGCGATTTGATTTGTTGCCGTGGCAGGAACAGATTGTCCGTGACCTATTTGGAATTGTCAAGGAAGATGGCAATCGCCAATTCTTAACAGCCTACATAGAAATTCCAAAGAAGAATGGCAAGTCAGAGCTAGCGGCAGCTATCGCTCTTTATCTACTATATGCGGATAATGAAGCCAGTGCAGAAGTTTATGGTGCGGCTTGTGACCGAAACCAAGCGTCAATCGTGTTTGATGTAGCCAAGCAAATGGTACAGATGAGTCGCCCTTTGGAAAGGCGATCAAAGATAATGGGAGCAACCAAGCGTATTGTAAATTATTCTAATGCGGGGTTTTACCAAGTTCTTTCTGCAGAGACTGGGACAAAACATGGATTAAACGTATCTGGCTTAGTCTTTGATGAAATCCACGCTCAGCCTAATCGTCATTTGTATGATGTATTAACCAAGGGGTCAGGAGACGCAAGGGAACAACCCCTCTTTTTTATTATCACGACAGCTGGAACGGATAGAAACTCTATCTGTTATGAGTTACATACCAAAGCATTGGATATTCTGAATGGTAGAAAGAAGGATACGTCATTCTATCCTGTGGTTTATGGTTTATCTGATGAAGATGATTGGAATGATGAAGCCAACTGGCTCAAGGCCAACCCTTCACTAGGGCATACAATTGGGATTGACCGTGTGAGAGAAGCCTACCAACAGGCACTTGACAATCCTGCAGAAGAGAATGTCTTTAAGCAGCTCCGTCTAAATATGTGGACAAGCTCAAGTGTTGCTTGGATTCCAGAACATGTTTATGCGAAGGGAAATGATCCTATCCAATATGAAAGTCTCAAGGGTCGTAGCTGTTATGCAGGTTTAGACCTTTCTAGTACGTCAGATATAACGGCTTTTGTTTTGGTATTCCCTCCTAGATTTGAAGAGGAAAACTATATCGTTCTGCCTTTCTTTTGGCTACCTGAAGATACATTGGAACTGAGATGTCGACGTGACCATGTTCTGTATGATGTTTGGGAGCGTCAGGGCTATATCAAAACTACAGAGGGGAATGTTGTTCACTATGGTTTTATCGAAAAGTTTATTGAAGACTTATCGGAAATCTATCATATCAAGGAAATAGCCTATGACCGTTGGAATGCGACGCAGATGGTTCAGAATCTAGAAGGAATGGGCTTGACCATGGTGCCTTTCGGTCAGGGGTACAAGGATATGAGTCCACCATCAAAGGAACTCTATAAACTTATGATGGAAGGCAAGATTCAACATGGTGGGCATCCAGTTCTGAAATGGATGGGACAAAACGTCGTCATGAGACAAGACCCTGCTGGTAATATCAAGCCTGATAAGGAAAAGTCAGTCGAGAAGATTGACGGTATTGTAGCACTCATTATGGGACTGGACCGTTGTATTCGCCATCAAACCGATGAAGGAAGTGTGTATGATGAGCGTGGAATATTGAGTTTTTAGCTAAAACTTTATTCAAAAATAATGCAGAAATGACTGGATAATACTTCTCTTTAGAGTTAATATGTACACAACAAAAGAAGAGGAGAACAAGACGATGGCAACAAAAGCACGGATTGGATTATTGACGAAAAACCATACAGCACAAACAATCGAGGTAGCGTATGAAGGATATCCAGAATACACAGGGGAACTTCTAAAGAAACACTTTAAATCAAGCAAAGAAATTCGTGCATTACTTCAGAAAGGTGATATCATTCAGCTTGAAGATAGTCTTGATAAGATCGAACACGATGACTTACAGGGGAATGCCCAGCAACATCGTTTCATCGGTGACATCAGTCAATTGGCAGAGGATACCCTGGCAGATTACATTTATCTTTTTCAAGAAAGTGATAGAACATGGTATCTTCTTGAAGAAGGAGAGATGAAAAACATCTAAGAACAAACGATAAGCACTTCAATCGAGGTGCTTTTTTCGTACTCAAAAGGAGAAAGTATGGGACTACTAGATTTACTGGGACGTAAGCGTGCTAGAGATAAACCACGAAATAGTTATGAAGGTCAGGACTTTTCATATCTGTTTGGACGAACGACCAGTGGGGAGAATGTGGATGAGTTTAAAGCTATGCAGACGACTGCTGTTTATGCTTGTGTCCGTATCTTGGCTGAAGCAGTAGCTTCACTACCCATTCATGTTTATGAGAGAACGGCAACTGGAAAGGAGAAAAAGGTGGAACATCCCCTTTATTTTCTCTTGCATGATGAACCTAACCCAGAGATGTCATCCTTTGTTTTTAGAGAAACATTGATGACCCATTTACTGATATGGGGCAATGCCTATGTTCAGATTATCCGAGATAGGAGTGGACAGGTTATTAGTCTTTATCCGTTATTGCCAGATAAAATGTCTGTACATCGGGACGAGAGTGGTAAGCTCTATTACAAATACAAGCGTCAGTCAGAGGAAAATCCAAACTTTAAGGAAAAGGGAGATGCTATATTGAAAGCAGATGATGTTCTCCATGTTCCTGGTCTGGGTTTTGATGGCTTGATAGGTTATTCTCCAATTGCCCTTGCAAAAAATGCTATCGGTATGACCTTAGCTACGGAAAACTATGGTGCTTCATTCTTTAAAAATGGTGCAAATCCTGGTGGCGTTTTAGAACACCCAGGCATTCTCAAAGATCCCAAACGAGTGAGAGATTCATGGAATGCAGTCTACAATGGGGTAAACAATGCCCATAAAGTGGCAGTTCTTGAGGAAGGGATGAAATACACTCAAGTAGGCATTCCACCTGAAGAAGCCCAGTTTCTCCAAACTAGAAAATTCCAAATCAATGAAATTGCAAGGCTCTACCGCATTCCACCTCATATGGTTGGTGACTTGGAGAAATCCTCATTTTCAAACATTGAGCAACAATCTCTAGAATTTGTTAAATATACCTTAGACCCTTGGGTAGTTCGTCTCGAACAGGCTTTCAAGAGGTCTCTTTTTTTACCTGAAGAAAAGAAAACCTACTTTGTGAAGTTCAATGTGGATGGTCTTCTTCGTGGCGATTATCAGAGTCGAATGAATGGCTATGCGATTGGGAGACAAAATGGCTGGCTATCGACAAATGATATACGTGAACTTGAGGACTTGAACCTCCTTTCAGATGAGGAAGGAGGCAATCTCTACTTGATAAACGGAAACATGACGAAACTGAAGGATGCAGGCGGCTTTATGAAACAAGCACCGCCAGAACAAGAAACTAAACCCGAGGAGGATATGGATGCATAAGTTTTGGAATTTTACAGAAGATGATAGCGGTCGAACTCTTCGAATCGAAGGACAGATTGCTGATGAGACGTGGTTTGGCGATGAAGTCACACCACAGGTATTTAAAAATGATTTACATGCAGGGAAAGGAGACATCACCCTCTGGATTAACAGTCCAGGGGGTGATGTTTTTGCGGCTGCTCAAATCTATAACATGTTGATGGATTACAAAGGTGATGTCCATGTAGTCATTGATGGATTAGCCGCAAGTGCCGCTAGTGTCATTGCCATGGCAGGTACAACGGTTTCTATGAGTCCTGTTGCCATGATGATGATTCACAACCCTTGGACTGTGGCACAAGGTGAAGCCAAGGACATGCAGAAGGTCATTGAAATGTTGGGAGAAATTAAGGAATCCATCATCAATGCCTATGAACTAAGAACAGGACTTTCAAGAACCAAAATCTCGCACCTCATGGACTCAGAGTCTTGGTTCAATGCCAAAAAGGCTGTTGAACTAGGCTTTGCGGACAAGATTCTCTTTTACAAACAAGAGGAACAGGGACTGGAGACTAAGAGCTATTCCTTCAGTCGAACCGCCGCCCAACAAGATTTACTTGTAAAAATGCAGGCGAAACTTGAAGTCCAACAACCAAAGAAAACAATCCCTATCAATCAGTTGGAAAAACGATTGAATTTGCTCAAATAACGAAAGGAATATGAACTGATGTCTAAATTACTTGAATTGAAAGAAAAACGTAACCAAGCTTGGCAACAAGCAAAAACCTTCCTTGACTCTGTTCGCTCAGAAGACGGACTGGTATCAGAGGAAGATTCCAAACGCTACGATGACATGGAAGCGAAAATCAACCTCTACAATCAAGAGATTGCTCGATTGGAGCGACAAGAAAAGATTGACCTTGAACTTTCTCAGCCGGCCTCACAGGCTCTAATTGGTCAGCCCACAACAGTTTTGAATGACAAGACTACTGAAGAGGAAAAGAAAGGTGTCGCTTCAGATACCTATGCCAAGACATTTTGGACAAGTGTCCGAAAACGTCACTTCTTTGATGTCAAGGATGTCCTTCGAGTTGGGGAGGATACCGAAGGTGGTCATCTTGTTCCTGATGAGTATGAGAAGAAATTGGTTCAAGGATTACAAGAAGAGAATTTCTTCCGTAGCCTTGCGACTGTCATCAAAACCTCTAGTGGTGAGCGTAAGATTCCTGTTGTGACAGGACATGGTTCAGCATCATGGATGGATGAAAATGGTCTCTATCCTGAAACAGAAGAAACCTTTGGTCAGGTTACACTAGACTCTCATAAGATTGGGACTGCCATTCGTATTTCAGAAGAGTTGCTTAACGATTCAGTCTTTGACCTTGAGTCCTATATGACAGCTGAATTTGCTCGTCGTATTGGAACGGAAGAAGAAAAAGCATTCTTGATTGGTGATGGTTCTAAGAAACCGACAGGTATCTTTACTCAGGCAGAAGTAACAGGTCCAACGACTGCTACAAAGGATATTACCTTTGACGATATGATTGAATTGTATCATTCTCTACCAGCACCCTATCGTAAGAATGCAGTTTGGATTTTACATGATACGACTGTCAAAGCTATCCGTAAACTCAAGGATAATAATGGCAACTATATCTGGCAGCCATCCACTCAAGCTGGACAACCAGATTTGATTCTAAATCGTCCATACTATACATCAACCTTTGCCCCACTTCCTGATGCAGGAAACAAGGCCATTGCATTTGGTGATTTCTCATATTATTGGATTGCGGACCGTCAGGGACGTACCTTCAAACGTCTGAACGAACTCTATGCCAATAATGGACAGATTGGTTTTCTTGCTTCACAACGTGTTGATGGCAAGTTAGTCCTACCTGAAGCCGTGAAGACACTAACAGTAAAGGCTAAGTAGTCATGGTTAGTTTAGCAGAAGCAAAACAGTATCTTAAAGTGGAACACGGGGATGAGGATGGGCTGATTGAGCAGTTGCTTGAAACCAGTCAACAGCTCTGCGAAGATATTTTGCGACAATCAATTTATTCAGATGTTCTAAAGACGGCAATCCTATATGGGGTTGCCTATCTTTATGAACACAGAGAAGATGCCGATCATAAGGAGTTGAAAGAGACTCTCTATCATTTGTTGTTGGCCGAACGAAAGGATGTGTTCTGATGAAGATTGCACCGTTGAGGGAACGCTTGTCATTTCAGATTCGACAGATTGTTCAAGATGAGATTGGCAATGAAACTTCGACATGGATACCTTTATTTGACCGGTGGTGCTCTTGTCGTCCTCTCACCTTGACCGAAAGGGATGGGAGTGTGACGAAACTGGAACAAGAGAAAGTCCAGTTCACCCTCAGGTATGAAAAGGCAATTCTTGGACTTCATTCCTTAATGACTCACATTCAATTTCGTGGTCAAACCTATGAGATTGAGTCTATTGATGGAGATACAATGCCAAGGCAACTGATTTACATCGTCGCCATTAGGGAGGAGAGTTATGACTAGAATTGAACTAGATGCACTAGAAACTGCCATCGCTAATGAGCTGGCGGAATTTGTAGAGGATACAACAGAGGTGATGCGTGAAGTTGTAGAGGAAGTCACTGAGGAATCCCTCGAAACCTTGAAAGCAACGTCACCTAGAAAGAGTGGATCTTATGCCAAAGGGTGGAAGAGTAAAGCAACGATTGATACCAGTACAGGTCTAACTAAAACCATTCATAATCGAACGCCAAGCCTGACGCATCTATTAGAAAATGGTCATGCCAAAAGCTCTGGTGGGCGAGTTGAGGGAATCAAGCATATCGCTCCCGTTGAGAAACAAGCGATACAATCCTTAGAAGAAAAGCTGAGAAAGCGAGTGTGATATGACATGTTACTGAGCGAAATGTACTCCATTCTCAGAGAATTACAGCTCCCAGTCGCCTACCATCATTTTGAAGAAGGGAGTCGTCCAAGACCACCGTATCTAGTATATTTGGTGACTGATTCAAATAATCATGGTGCAGACAATTGGACCTATCATAAGCAGAATAACCTGCAAGTGGAACTCTATACTACTAAGAAAGATTTAGCAACTGAACAAAAGGTGGAGTCATTATTTGACAGCCACCTTATTTATTTTGAAAAAGTAGAGACCTATATCTCATCAGAGAAACTCTACCAAATAACCTATTACATCATATTACATGGAGGATAATATGGCTGAAAAGAATAAGGTCACCTTTGGACTACAAGATGTCCATTGGGCAGAAGTTACAAGCGAAGGTTCTGATGGTGCGTTGACATACGGCAATGTGGAACGTCTTCGTGGTGCTGCAGAATTAACCCTAGAACCAACAGGAGACAAGGGTTCTTATAAGGCAGACAATATCAATTTTTATACTACTGAGTCAAACGATGGTTATGAAGGAACGCTAAAAGTGGCTCTTCTAACGCAGGAATTTTTGACTCGAGTCCTTGGAGAACAGTTGGATGCGACGACAAATACCATCTCAGAAATCGCAAACAGCGAGAAGAAAAATTTTGCGTTGATGTTCCGTTTTGAAGGGGATAAAAAAGAAACTTTACACGTTTTGTATTATTGTTACGCATCTCGTCCGACTGTTGGTTCAAAAACCAAGTCAGGTTCAGATATCAATGAGGTAGAGTTGACCTTTACGGCCAGTCCTCGCCCACTTGATAAGGTTGTGCGTCGACGAACAACAGAGGAAACGAGCGATGAGATTCGTCAAAACTGGTTCAAGGCAGTTTTTGAACCTCGTAAGTAAGGAGTAGGCAATGAGAGAAAGTATTACTATAGCAGGTACGACCTACGAGTTAGCAACCAATGCCTACACACCAATTGCTTATAAAGAGCAGTTTGGCAAGGACTATTTCCAAGATTTATTCTCTATGGTCAATAGTCAAGCAATCCTCGCAAAACTTGACCAGTTAGAAGAAGGAGAAGATTTACAGGCCCATCATATTGATGTTTCTATTTTGTCTGATTTCGATATGACATTTTTCCATCGTCTTTTTTGGGTTTTTGCCAAATCTGCCAATCCTCGTGTGAAACCTTTTGTGGATTTCTTCATGGAATTGGAGGAATTTCCAGTTCAGGAAGTAGCCCCTGTCTTGATGAATATGTTGAACCAAGGGATGTCAACTAGAAAAAAGCAGATGAAACAGAAACAGCGAGTGAGGAAATCTTCACAGTAGAGAGCTATTTTTCCTGTTGTAAGGAGACTGGTTTGACCATTGACGATTTAAAACATATCTCTATTGGGATGGCACTTGACTACCAAACGGATTATGTGGAGATGCGTACTCGGGAAACTTCTCAAACACGCCCAGCAACTCAAGCTGATTTTGATAATTTCTGATGGTAGAAAGGAGGGACTATGGCTGGAAACATAAAGGGAATTACGATTGAAATTGGTGGCGATACCCAACCCTTACAAGATGCCCTAAAGGGTGTAAATAAGCAAGCTTCTGAAGCTACCAAAGAACTAAGACAGATTGATAAGGCTCTCAAGTTTGATACAGGAAATGTCACCCTCCTTACTCAAAAGCAGGAAGTATTAGCTAAACAAGTTGAAACAACTCGAGAAAAGCTAGCAACATTAAGGCAAGCACAAGCTCAGGTTGAGGCCCAGTTTAAGGCCGGGGATATTGGGGCAGACCAGTACAGAGCTTTTCAACGGGAGCTTGAAACCACAAAAAATGTTCTGACTAGCTATGAGGGGAAACTAGCAAGTGTCACACGTACCATTTCTGAAAACGGCAGTCAGGTTGATAGTAATGAGGCTAAACTACAAGCACTTCAGGCGGAACAGGCTCAATTAGTATCTGAGAGTGAGAAGTTAACAAGTTCTATTAAGCTTCAAGAATCAGCTATTAGCTCAAACGCAAGTGAGTCCGATAAGCTAGCACTTGCCCATCAAAAGGTGACTGGGCATTCAGAGATACTGGAGCGACAGATTCAAAATTTAGAGAAACAACTGGAACTAACAAAGAGTGAATTTGGTGATCAGTCAATCGAAGCCAATAAGCTTGAGAAAACGCTAAATGAAACCAAGGTAGCCTACAACCATCTTCAAAGTGAGATGAATGAGATGGCATCTAGTTCAGATGTTGCAAAGTCTAGTCTCTCTGAAGCCAATCAGCTCCTTAAAGCTGACCTTCTAATGGAGTTTGGTGACCAAATTAGTGAATTATCTCAGAAACTAGTTGATTTTGGGAAACAATCCTTGGATGCCTTTCTTGAAATAGATGAAGGGATGGACGTGATTGTCACAAAGACAGGAGCAACTGGAGCTGCCCTTGACGAGATGACAGATATGGCTAAGCAGCTAGCGACAGAGATACCGACAGATTTCAATACCGCTGGGACTGCGGTTGGTTTATTGAATACGCAATTTGATTTGACAGGCGATGCCCTAAAATCAGCATCCATTCAATTGATTCAGTTTTCAGAAATCAATGGTAGTGATGTTTCAAGCTCTGCAATTTCTGCAAAACAAGCCATTGAAGCATATGGCTTGCAGGCTAGTGATTTGGCAAGGGTTCTCGATACAGTCACTTACACAAGTCAAGAAACTGGAGTCGGTGTTCAGGAGTTGATGGATAAGGCAGTAGCAGGAGCACCTCAGATAAAATCACTCGGTTTGTCATTTGATGATGGTGTGACGCTTATGGGGCGGTTTGAGAAAGCAGGTGTGGATTCATCTGCGGCTCTCTCATCATTATCCAAAGCAGCAGTAGCTTATGCCAAAGATGGCTTGACTCTGAAAGATGGCTTGGCTGGTACAGTTGAACAAATCAAACAATCCACCAGTGAAACAGAAGCCTTGTCATTAGCATCAGAGGTATTTGGCAGTAAAGCGGCTCCACGAATGGTTGATGCCATTAAACGAGGGGCCTTAACGTTTGAAGACCTAGCAGGAACAGCAGAAAAAGCTGCAGGTATCGTCACTCAAACCTACGAAGGCACGCTTGATCCAATTGACCAGTTTACAACAGCACAAAATAGTGCAAAGTTGGCAATGGGAGAAATAGGTGATGCAATTGCCTCAACACTTGCCCCAGTACTACAAGTCTTGGCTGAGTTATTGCAGCAGGTTGCGACATGGTTTTCTGGTCTTTCAGAACCAATTAAACAGTTCTTGGTAGTTGTCGGACTTTTAGTTGCTGGCTTTGGGTTATTACTCCCAGTTTTTCTTGCCCTCCAAGCTGCCGCTATGGCTATGGGAACAACCATTGTCGGTTTACTAACGGCAGCAGCTCCCATAGTTGGTATGGTTTTAGGAGTAATTGCGGTTATAGCCCTCTTGGTTGTTGGGATTCAACAGCTTTGGCAACATAACGAAGGATTTCGGATGGCTGTCATTGAAATATGGACGGCTATCTCCAGCTTTATATCAACCGTCATTCAAGAGGTTTCAAGTTTTATTATGTCCATTTGGGGGACAGTCACTACTTGGTGGAGCGAAAACCAACAACTGATTCTTGATGCAGCAAACACAGTATGGAATGCCCTTTCATCTGTCATCACTACTGTAATGACAATTCTTGGACCATTGATTCAAGCTAGTTGGGAAAATATCAAACTCATTATCACAACCGTATGGGACATGATAAAGATAGTGGTCGAGACTGCTATCAATGTGGTTCTAGGAATCATTAAAGCTGTGATGCAAGTCATAACTGGTGATTGGGCGGGTGCTTGGGAAACGATTAAACAGGTACTTTCAACGGTATGGGAGGGAATTACATCTCTTATATCCATTGCATTAAACTTCATTGCCCAATTTATTACAACTGCTTGGACCGGTATCAAGAATACCATCTCAAATGTACTGTCTGCCATTAGTTCTGTTATTTCAACTATATGGTCAGCTATTCAATCGACAATATCCAGTGTCCTATCTGCGATTGGTTCAACTGTTTCAACTATCTGGAATGGTATCAGTAGTACTGTATCCAACATCTTGAATGGTATATCTAATACTGTTTCATCAGTTTGGAACGGTATAAAAAATACCATTTCAAGTGCTATCAATGGTGCAAGAGATGCCGTGAGTAATGCCATCAATGCCATTAAAAATCTCTTTAACTTCCAAATCAGATGGCCCCATATTCCCCTTCCTCATTTTCGAGTGTCAGGCTCAGCCAATCCACTCGATTGGTTGAAAGGTGGAATCCCAAGAATCTCCATTGATTGGTATGCCAAAGGAGGAATTTTAACCAAACCAACCGCATTTGGGGTAAACGGCAATAGTCTAATGGTAGGGGGTGAGGCTGGAAAAGAAGCAGTCTTGCCTTTGAATGAACATACATTGGGGGCAATTGGTCGAGGAATTGCAAAGACCATGACAAGCAATCTACCAACCATTCACATCACCATTACTGGAAATACGGTAAGGGAAGAAACTGACCTTCACCGACTTGCGGAGATGGTTGGAGAAAAACTCGTTTATGAATTAGAACGTCAGCAAGGATTGAGAGGAGTGAAACCATGATTAGACATAATGCATTAACGATTGGTGGAGTGTCCACGGCTAGTTTTCCTTTTAAGGTAATCGTGGAAGATAGCCCTTCTATCACAGTTAGTGAGAGTAAGACGCAATTAATCGAACACCAAGGTCTGTCAGGTGCGGTTCTTCAAACCAATCCTCGCAGAAGTCTCATGGAACTGAGCTACACCCTCTATCTTGTTAAACCTAGTGAAGAACAGTTATTTTCCTTTTTGAAGCTATTTTTGAAAGAAGGATTTTGGCTTGAGAACGCTAGTTTCAAGACCATACGCTTTTGGTGTTACAAGGTTCACCATACTCCAGTTCAAAAGGATAAGCTGGGGGTGTATGAGTTTAAGGTTACATTTTCTTGTCACCCAACCAAGTGGTTCAAAACGACAACCACGCAGGTGTTTAGAACCAGTGGTGTTTTGCGATGTCACGGTTCAGCCATCGCTTTTCCAAAGATTACCATAAGTGGCAACTCGAGTAGTGAAACTAGCTTTACAATTGGGGAAGATGTCATCCGCTTGGAGCGATTACAAGAAACACTCATTATGGATAATAATCCTAGTCAGCCAAGTTTTAAGACACAAAGAGGTCAGCCTGTAAAATGGTCTGGTGATTTTCTTTCTATAGATGCAGGTAGGAATGACTCAGTTGGAGTTGTCTTAGGTGCTGGCATCACATCATTAACAATAGAAATGAATTGGGGGTGGGCATAGAGTGCTATCATTATTAGACAAAACTGTTCGAACGGCAAAATGGCATGGGAAACCACTCCCTGAGACCATTAAGGCAAGCGTTAAAGAAACCTTGAATGGGGATTTTGTCCTGAACTTTACCTATCCGATTACAGACAGCGGACTTTTTCGAGAGTTAAAAGAGGACTACCTCGTTCGTAGCCCAGTTCCAGTATTGGGACACCAGTTGTTTCGGATAAAGAAAGTCATCGAAGGAGATACCAGCCTTGAAGTTGTGGCTTATCATATATCAGATGACATCATGACTAGGTTGGTATCGCCATTTATGTGTGAACAGGTACCCTGTGCAACAGCCCTATCAAGCATGGTCATGGCAAGCAAGTCTCCGCTGGGAGATTATTCTTTTACCAGTGATATTGTCAAGAACAGAACCTATACAACAGACAAGGAGCAGACGCTTTACTCCACACTACTAGATGGTAAACACTCTATCCTTGGAACTTGGGAGGGAGAATTGGTTCGAGATAACCTTGCCCTATCAATTAAGAGTGAGCGAGGACAAGACCGTGGAGTTGTTATCTCTACTCACTACAATTTGAAAAAGTATCAGCGAACCAAAGAAAGTTCACAGATTATCACTCGTATCCATGCCACTTCAAGCTTTAAACAAGAGGGGCAGGATAGGGAGACTGTACTTCAAGTCACTGTAGATAGTCCGTTGATTAACTCCTATCCATTCACCAATGAAGTGACCTATACCAATAATAACCTCAGATCTCGTCAAGAGTTAATAGAGTGGGCTAGTAGTAAGTTTCACTTAGAGGGAATTGATAAGCCCAAAGATGCCATCATCATTGAGGCATTTGAGTTAGATGGTCAAAGAGTTCATTTAGGCGATACAGTGACTTTAAAAAGCAAGCTACACGGCATTGATGTGAGGAAGAAAGCCATAGCCTATGATTATGATCCTTTAGCTAAGAATTACCGCTCTATCACATTTGATGATAAAGCAAGTATCGGTACAGGTAAAACTGGCGAAAGCTTAACTACACTAGCAAATAATCTCCTTGATGGGAATAAGCGGAGTGAGGATGTTGCCGTTGAAATTGCCCTTGAGAATGCCAACAGAGCCTTTGATGCAGAATTTGAGAAACGTCAAGTAGCCATCGATAATGCTATCGAACAGGCTCAAAGTCGTGGGGAAGTCTATGCGGATCGATTAAAGGCAAGCATTGATAGTGAACTTACTTCTATTAACCAACAGATGCGGCAACAGGAAGAGGAGCAGCAACGCACAACTCGTGATTTAATGGCAAAGGCTGGGGTAAATACCAACCTAGCCACAGAAGCCAAACTGAAGGCAGAACAGGCTCAAACTGGGGCAACTGAAGCCCTCAGAAGGGCAGAACAAGCCAAGCTTGATGCTATTCAAGAAGCTAACCGATTGACTTCAACGGAGCGTAGCCAAACAGAGTCAAAGATTGCGACAGCAAAATCACAAGCTATCTCTGAAGCTAGTCGATTGGTTGATGTAGCAAAATCACTGTTAGTTGGGCAATTGGCAACTGTCAGTACCAATCTCTCACAAACCAAGGAGGATATAAAACTTCTTGCGAGTAAGCAACTGGTGGATAGTCTGACTGGTCGAGTGACTAGTGCTGAATCCATGATTCAAGTGCAAGCAGACCAAATTTCTCAGCGAGTAAAGACTAGCGATTTTGACCGAGCCAATCAAAGGATAAGTACAGCTGAGAGCACTATTACTCAACTTGGTAATCGGATAACTACTGAAATTAGTGAGACCGTAGCGAAGATACCGACTTCAATAGGTGGTCGTAATCTTTTTAAAGGAAGTCGAGAGTTTTCTGGTGTTTGGTATAACGCTGGCAATGGTTCGTTTTTTGAAGAATACAAAGATGTCCATATTCATAGAACAAAAACAGCTTGGTTAGGTAAGTCACAGAGAATTTCTGTGAAATCTGGGGAAATATACACATTCAGTTTTTATGCCAAGAGCGATTCAGAAAATGATGGGATTATGTTTTATCTTTCCCATAGTGGTACTGGAACACCAGCACAGGGTCATCCAGTTAATAAATATATTGCTATTTCAACTGATTATCAGCGCTACTCTATCACCTTTAAAATAATCTCTAATGGAATAATTGTTCCGAGATTGGAAAGAACTAACACTACAAGTTCTTTGTTTTTTGGAGGTTTTAAACTTGAAATCGGGTCTATCTCAACTGACTGGTCTCCAGCACCAGAAGATATTTCGAATGAAATTGAAAGTGTGAAAACCATTATCACTCAAACGGCTTCTGGTGTAGAGCAGGTTTCTACAAGATTAACCGAGGCGAGTGGAAAGATTTCTAGTAGTGAGACACAGATTCGACAATTAGTTTCGGATGTATCCTCAAAGGTCAGTCAGACGGATTTCAATAATTTGAAACGAACTGTTGAGGGACATACTACATCTATCCAACAGACGCAACAATCTATTTTGCTTAAGGCTGATAAGACCGTTCTTGAAGGGGTCAAAATAACCGCTGACAATGCCTTGGCTAAGGCCAATGCAAACGCAAGTCAGATTACTCAAACCAAGGCAGAATTAAGGATTGCCAATGACGCTATATCACAGAAAGTCGCAAAGACTGACTTTAATAGCTTGACTAGTCGAGTAGCAAGTGCGGAAACCACTATCCGAACACAGGCTGGGCAAATCGAACAACGACTGACGAGTACGCAAGTTGAATCTGCAATTAACTCAAAAGGCTACCAAACCAAGTCACAGGTCGATTCAAATATTATGGGTCGTGGCTATCTAACCAGCAGTTCTCTCCAGCCCTATGCGACGACAACTAGTGTGCAGAATTTGGTTAGAACCACCTATGATAGTTTTACCCAGCGAATCAGTCAAACGGAAAGCAGAATCCCTACCTCAGTTTCGCATCGCAACTTAATAGCTGGTACTTCAGACAGATGGAGTGCTTATCAGACGATAAATACCAATAGTAACTGGATAGCCTCTTTAGGAAGAGTGCAATTTGGGGATAGTAGTGGAATTTATGTTGGATCAAAAGTTCATTTATATGTTCATGTCTCAGCGGATGAGATTACCTTTGACCCCGCTGTAACGTCTCGTACTATGAAACTTCAAGGTCCAATCTTGGATAGTCAAAATGCCTGGACATGGACCAACTGGAATTTGTATCACCCTTTCTATAATAAATGGAGTAGCAATCTGACAACGGGTAACAACTATCGCTTGATAAAACTGACCGCCACCGTCACTCAAGAGATGTACCAACACTCTAAAGGATTTGAACTTCAAGTCAGAGTTGATGGGGTTAAAACTGGTAAGTTCCATGTGAGAGCCTTAATGGTATCAACTGGTGATATTTTTCCAGACTACTGGACACCGTCATTAGACGACTTTACGACGGTAACCGCCTTTCATGAAGTGCGGGATACTGTAAGTAGTCATACTCGAACAATTGGAGATCACACCAATCAAATCAGTCAGGTTGTCCAAACGGCTAATGGGATTGTGACACGAGTGGGCAATCTAGAAACAAGTCGAGCGACAACGGCGGCAGTTAATGCCATTCAAACTCAGGTTTCAACACTTGCAGGGGCGTGGTCGGTTCGAAATCTGACCAGTGCAGGAACAGTCCTGAGTCAGCTCAATCTCAATAAGGATGGCACAGTCAAGATTGATGGAAAACTCGTCCAAATTACAGGCACAACCTATATCCAAGATGGAGTAATTGCGAGCGGTAAGATTGCCAGTCTTGATGCAGGAAAGATTACGACAGGTATTATCTCTGCAGCTCGAATTGGAGCAGAAGCAATCACTGCGGATAAGTTAAAGGTTGACCAAGCTTTCTTTACCAAGTTTATGGCAACAGAAGCCTATCTTAAGCAGTTATTTGCCAAATCAGCCTTTATAACCCAAGTGCAGTCAGTAACACTATCTGCCAACAACATTTCTGGTGGTATCTTGTCAGCAATCAACGGAGCCATGAAAATCAATCTGTCACTTGGAAACATCAAGTTCTTTACAAACTCTCCATCCATTTCTCGTGAGGTTAGTGGTTATCCTCACCAGTGGGTTTCATTTGAAACAGGTACCTCAAACGGCAAGCCATGTGGTGTAACCATTATCGGTTCCAATCGATGGAACAACTGGAATGCCAATGACGGTGGCTTTGTAGGGATTAGAGCATGGAACGGTACTGATACTGACCAAATTGATGTGGTAGGTGATAAAGTACGTTTAGCTAGTGCTCCATATACCAATCCAGATGGGTGGGAGATTGTAACGTTGCCTAACCGACTGAGTATTGATGCTTTTAAAGCATCTGACCGACCAAGTTCTATTTTGAATATCGGAGATATCCGCATCTATCGAAATGGGACAACCTATGTCAGCTTGAAAGACGTACTTCATCAATTCAATCACAATTTTAAACACTTAGTAAACATCACAGGTCGAGGTGACGTCATCTTGACATGGGATACGATTAAATAAAGGAGTTCACAGATGAATCTAGAACAAATCAACCAATCATTAAAATTAACCATCCAGGAGCTTGTCTCCAAGCTATCTGATGAGATTACCGCTAAGAACCTCATTGCCATCCAATTGGTGGAAAGGGATGAGGAACTTAGCCTATTGCGTAAAGAAAAACAGGAATTGACTGAGCTATTAGAAGTTCAGACAAAACCTGAAGAAAGGAAAGGAGAATAGTTATCATGGCACTTCTCAATATTGACAAAGTAACAGAACCATTTGATTTGGAGACAGCTCTCGCTTACATGCGTAAGAATGGAGAGTTCATTCGTTGTAAGACAGCAGAGCAGGATTTTTACATGTATCTTGAAGAAGTAAGGCGACCTGCCATTAAAAATGGAAGGCGGCAGTTGGTTACAACAGAAACAGTTTGGGCGTTTAATCAGTGGGGTAGTACCACATTAACTCTGAATCTTTCTGATTTATTTCATGAATGTTTTTATCTGATGCGGTTTGATGAGAACGGTCAACCGGATTGGTCAGACCCTACCATTGTGCAGGAAGGCCCAGTAGAAAGTGAGGTGACCGATGAAGGAACTGTTAACTCTTAATAAGATTTTATTTTCCATGATTGGAGGCTTGATTGGTAGTCTATTTGGAGAGTTGGATGGTATCTTATATGCCCTACTTGTCTTCATTATTATTGACTATCTAACAGGAATTTTTGCGGCAGTTGTAGAGAAACAATTGTCAAGTAGTATCGGTTTTCGTGGCATCTTTAAAAAGATAGCCATTTTATTTTTAGTTTCACTAGGTCATCTGATTGATACTGCAATCATCAAGCAGGGTGGAACAATTCGAACCATGGTCATTTTCTTTTATCTCAGTAATGAGGGGTTAAGTATTCTAGAAAATACCGTTCGAATTGGTTTACCAATACCTGAGAAACTACAAGCAATCTTAAAACAAATCAACGAGAGGTGAGAAGATATGGGAAAACATCTAGTCATTTGTGGTCATGGCCAAGGGCGAACAAGCTATGATCCTGGAGCAGTGAATGCCAAACTAGGTATCACAGAAGCAGGAAAGGTTCGAGAATTAGCCAAGTTAATGTCTAAGTACAGTGGACAGCGAATTGATTTTATTACCGAACAAAATGTTTATGATTATCGGAGTATTACTAGTATTGGTAAGGGATACGACTCGATTACTGAATTGCACTTCAATGCCTTTAATGGAAGTGCTAAAGGTACAGAAGTCTTGATTCAATCTTCCTTAGAAGCAGATAAGGAAGATATGGCTATCCTGTCTCTCCTTTCACACTATTTCCAAAATCGTGGCATTAAGAAGGTAGATTGGTTATATAATGCCAATCAAGCAGCAAGTCGTGGATACACCTATCGTTTGGTGGAGATTGCTTTCATCGATAATGAACAAGATATGGCGATTTTTGAGAACAAGAAAGAGGATATTGCGAGAGGTCTTGTGTCAGCAATAACAGGAGTTGAGGTCAAGACCATAGTTCCCTCGACACCCAGTTCAACCGTTGGGAGTTCAGGAACTCCTTCAAAACCAGTCTATCTTGTTGGTGATAGTCTTAGGGTGTTGCCTCATGCGACTCATTATCAGACTGGTCAGAAAATCGCCAACTGGGTCAAGGGGCGCACCTACAAAATCCTTCAAGTGAAGAATATTCACCAGTCCAACAGTAAGAGAGCTTATCTACTTGATGGAATCAAGTCATGGGTGCTTGAGCAGGATGTAGAAGGAACAACTAAAGGCCATAGTGAGCAGACCTATCAAGCACAGAAAGGCGATACGTATTATGGAATCGCTCGGAAGTTTGGTTTAACAGTAGATGCCCTACTTGCGGTGAATGGTTTGAAGAAGTCGGATATCCTGAAAGTTGGGCAAACACTCAAGGTTAACACAGCTTCAAGGACAACAACCGCTATTCCAACCAGTGTTGCAAGCCGTGTGGTTGCGTCAGCATTATCCAAGGTCGGTCAAAAGGTGACTGTTCCATCTAACCCTTATGGTGGACAATGTGTTGCCTTGGTGGATAAGATTGTTCAAGAGCTTACGGACAAGAATATGTCTTATACTAATGCCATTGATTGTTTGAAGAAAGCAAAATCAAATGGTTTCCAAGTAATCTACGATGCTTGGGGTGTGAATCCTAAAGCAGGTGATTTTTATGTCATTGAGACAGATGGTTTGGTCTATGGGCATATTGGTGTCTGTGTGACAGATTCTGACGGAAAAAGTATTGATGGTGTGGAACAGAATATTGATGGATATTCTGACTATAATAAGAACGGTATCAATGACCAATTAGAAATTGGTGGCGGTGGAATTACTCGTCGTGTGAAACGGCAATGGATGGCGGATGGCTCACTCTACGATTCTACTGGAACAGTTAAACTCGGTAAAGTTGTAGGTTGGTTTAGAATATCATAATTAAGTCTTAAGCCTGGTGGGAACATCAGGCTTTATTTTTTTGCTTTTTTTTTCAATAAGTGCGGAAAAATTACTCCCAAACCTACCTAGTAAGGTAGGAGGAATATTTGTATTCCATGAACTTTGGCATAAATTTATCAGGTCGAATTAGTTTGTCTGATAACTTGACTTATTTTCCCTTTAGAGTGATATATAGTGTGCCATTACATAGGAAGGAGAGTAAATGTCCGTAAAAAAGATTAGAGTCAATAAACAAAAACACAAGCAGAGGATCTGTGCCTACATTCGAGTTTCGACGACTAATGGAAGTCAGTTAGAATCGTTAGAAAATCAGAAACATTATTTTGAAAACCTGTATTCCAATAGAGACGATATTGATTTTGTAGGTGTTTATCATGACAGAGGTATATCTGGTTCTAAGGATAATCGTCCAAATTTTCAAGCCATGATTGAAAATTGTCGTAAAGGTATGATTGATATTATTCATACCAAGTCAATTGCTCGATTTGCTAGAAACACGGTTACAGTTCTTGAAATTAGTCGTGAACTGAAGGCAATAGGAGTAGACATTTTCTTTGAGGAACAAAACATTCATACCCTTTCTAGTGAAGGGGAAGTGATGCTTTCAGTATTAGCTAGTATTGCTGAGGACGAGTTGAGGAGTATGAGTGGCAATCAACGTTGGGCATTTCAAAAGAAGTTTCAACGAGGAGAGCTAGTCATTAACACCAAGCGATTCTTAGGATATGATATAGACGAGAATGGTGAGTTGATTATCAATCCAGAAGAAGCTTTGATAGTCAGAAAAATATTTGCACTTTACCTTGAAGGGTATGGTACTCATCGTATTGCCAAACTGTTAAATGAAAAGGGAGTTGCGACGGTTACAGGTGCTAAATGGCATGACACCACAATCCGTCAAATGTTAAGCAATGAAAAATACAACGGTTCGGTCTTATTGCAGAAGTATTTTCACGATGGTGTGAATGGTCCTAAAAAATTGAATCAGGGGGAACTCGAACAATACCTGATAGAGGATAATCATGAAGCTATTATTTCAATGGAAGATTGGCAAGCAGTCCAGGTAAAACTAAACAGTAGAAGATGGCAACAAGGTAGAAACAAAACCTATAAATTTACGGGGTTATTAAAGTGTCAGCATTGTGGTTCGACTCTAAAGAGACAAGTTTCTTACAAGAAAAAAATTGTTTGGTGCTGTTCCAAATACATTAAGGAAGGAAAAGCAGCTTGTCAAGGGATGCGTGTGCCAGAAGTAGATATCTCAAATTGGACAGTAACCTCGCCAGTAAAAGTGATAGAAAGGGATAGAGATGGGGAAAAGTATTACAGTTATTCCGGCCAAGAAAGTGCAGACCAGCGTTCAACATCAGGTCAGAAAGAAAGTCAATGTAGCCGCATATTGCCGAGTGTCCACCGACCAAGACGAACAGCTATCAAGTTATGAAAACCAAGTTAATTATTACCGAGATTATATCTCCAAACACGAGGACTATGAGTTAGTTGACATCTATGCGGATGAGGGCATCTCAGCAACTAATACCAAAAAACGTGATGCATTTAACCGCTTGATACAAGATTGTAGGGCTGGTAAGGTGGATAGGATTTTGGTCAAGTCAATCAGTCGATTTGCCAGAAACACCCTTGACTGCATTAAGTACGTCCGAGAGTTGAAAGAACTTGGTGTTGGTGTGACTTTTGAGAAAGAGAATATTGACAGCCTAGATTCTAAAGGTGAGGTTCTTCTTACAATCCTTTCTTCCCTAGCACAGGATGAGTCACGCTCTATCTCAGAGAATGCGACGTGGGGAATTCGTAAGAAGTTTGAACGTGGTGAGGTTCGTGTTAATACCACAAAATTCATGGGTTATGACAAGGATGATAATGGTAGCCTTATCATAAACCCAGGGCAAGCAGAAATAGTAAAATTCATTTACGAGAAATTCTTAGAAGGCTATAGTCCTGAGTCCATAGCTAAATATTTGAATGACAACGAAATACCCGGTTGGACTGGAAAGGCTAACTGGTATCCAAGTGCTATACAGAAAATGCTTCAAAATGAAAAGTACAAGGGTGATGCCTTATTACAAAAGACTTTTACCGCTGATTTTCTGACTAAGAAACGAGTTCAAAATGACGGTCAGGTTAACCAATACTATGTAGAAAATAGTCATGAAGCTATTATTGACAAAGACACTTGGGAATTAGTACAGTTGGAATTGGACAGGAGGACAGCCTTTCGTGAAGAACATCAACTGAAAGCTTACATCATGTAGAGTGAGGACAACCCATTCACCACAAAAGTGTTCTGTGCAGAATGTGGTTCAGCCTTTGGACGAAAGAACTGGACAACCAGTCGAGGTAAACGTAAGGTGTGGCAATGTAACAACCGCTATCGCATTAAGGGGGTGGAAGGGTGTAATAGTAGACATTTGGATGAGGCGACACTCGAGCAGATTTTCATAAAGGCATTAGAGTTACTAAGCGAGAACATTGATTTGCTAGATGGCAAGTGGGAGAAAATCTTGGCAGAGAATCGACTGCTTGATACACACTACAGTATGGCATTGAGTGACCTGCTTAGGCAGGAACAGATAGACTTCAATTCCTCTGACATGTGCCGAGTACTAGACCATATCAGGATAGGGCTTGAAGGAGAGATAACCGTTCGCTTCCTGGAAGGCACTGAGATAGATTTATAA